TTAAATGCCGATGGCGAACCAAGAAATGGTTCCTGCATTTGAAGAGGATGATGAGTTGGATAGGACCATGCCAGTATTGGAGTAGCTACTGACTACGGTGTTATACGCGCTGTTGTTATTGATGGCGATGGGCGGGATCAACGGACCTGCGCTGTATGGGGTTTTGAAAGAAACCTGGGTCGATGCGATGCCAGCTTGAATGGTGGCGGTTCCCCATTGAAGCGTCAGGCCGTTGGGAAATTTTTGGTAGCCCGGATTATCCAAAATGCTGGCAAAGGCGCCAAGAATCGAAGAGGCGACGTGTTCGACATTGGCGACCTGCTTGGCATGGCCTCCCGGCAAGGGGGTGGGCGTTGTGGGTATGCCGGTCAGGGTCAGGCCGTCTTTGGTGGCGCCAGCGACGGCGACGCCGGCGACTTGCAAGGAAAGCTGATCGGCTACGCCGTCGATATCTCCGAGATAGAGTTTGTTTTCCCCCATGCCAAACACGCGGCCCGTCGTCTGTTTCGCATTGGTGGCGCGAAGAAAATCTCCGTATTTCAATGTGCGGGAGGCATCGATGGCGGTCTGCAGATCGTTTTTGCTGGCACCGTCTGTAATGCCATAACCAGAGAGCGTGCTGGATTTGTCGGCTTTGGCAGCCAGCTGCTTGGTGATGGTGGCAGCGTAATTGCTGTCGTTGCCGAGCGCAGTTGCCAACTCCTTCAGCGTGTTCAGAGTATCCGGCGCTCCCGACACCAGATTGTTGATGGCGGTTTGCACATACTCCACATTGGCCACTTGTTTGGCGTTGGCGTTTACGGCGGGGGTTGTTGTGGTAGGTGTGCCATTTAAGGCCATGCCATCTTTGGTGGCGCCAGCCACGGCGATGCCGGCGACTTGCAAGGAAAGCTGTTCGGCTACGCCGTCGATGTCGCCTAGATAGAGTCTATTCTCGCCTATGCCAATTACGCGACCCGTCGCATTTTTTGAGTTGGTGGTACGAAGGAAGTCGCCATATCTCAGCGTGTGGGAAGCATCCATGGAGATTTGCAAGTCGGTTTTGCTGGCCCCATCCGTGATGCCATATCCCGCCAATGTAGTTGGCTTTTGATTGCCGCCCCAGGCGATATTCTGGACCGCTTGCAGCAGCTGGTCCTTGCGCGCTGTGTCAGGGGTCTGGCCGCTGTTTTTGATCACGGTCAGCAGTTCCTGCGCGGCCGATTGCACGCCGTTCAGCCAGTCGGCCGCGACGATGGTGCCGAGCTCGCCGGTGGCGGGGTTGCCGTCATGAAACAGGCTGTCCGGGCTATTGATGGGTTTGAGGTCTTGCATGGGAAACGCCTCCCGCTGGGTAAAGAAAAATCGGCCGCAGGGCCGATGACGGATGTCGTTGTTTGAGAATGACGGGTATTGTGCGGGAGGCTGACGAGCGGGGTTAGTAGACGGGTGTCAGCGCTGACATGATGGCGGGACGCATGGAAAAACCGCGCGTCAGCGCGGTTTTACGCAAGGCAAGTCTGGTTTGGGGCTGGCTACTGCGGTTTCATGTCCCAGCGTATGGCGGAGATTCGGGACGCGGCATCCGGTGCGGACAGGTCTAAGGCATCCAATTCATCTGTCAAAGCCTGCTTGCGGCCGATGATCTTGCCTGCCGCGGCGGCATAAGCGTCCGCCTTGGCTCGGACTCGGCGGACCAATTCTTCCACAGGTAAGCTCCGAGCTTGGGCGATTGCCGACAGCATAGGCGTGGGCGCAGCCGGATTGAGGGCGATGTCGCGGGCTTCCCGTTCCTGTTGCGGCCAACTGTCGACCTCGCGTTCCGGATAGGCCTGGCGCAGCGCTGCCAGTTCTTGATCGCATGCGGCGCGGATGACGGCTTGCTGCTTGGCACGCAATTGTTCCGCTGCGGGTTGGGGGGCGATGTAGGGTTGAACGGCGCCATCGCGTACCATCATTTCGCCTTGATCGCGCATTTGCCACTCGGTGTCGGTGCAGGCATGAAGCAGCGAGGCATCGGGAAGGTGGCAGGCGTGGGACTCGGTGTCTATCCATTGCAGCACGAGGCCGTCCTGAGGGTTGAAGTAGGCGAATTTGCTCATTGATTGACTCCTTACCATTCGATGAAGATTATGCCGGGCGCGCCGTTGGCACCTGCGATGCCACCGCCGTCACTGCCTGCGAAGCCGCCGCCGCCGCCGGAGCCGAAGCCTGCGCCAGTTTGGGAAACACCGCCTGCCCAGTACCATCCGACTGTGCTCCCGCCTCCGCCGAACGGCGAATTGCCGCCTAGCCCGCCGGGATAGCACATATTGGTAGTCGGTCCGCTCCAGCCTATGGTGCCCGGTGCCATGCCGGGGCCGCCATTACCTGGGCTGGCGCCATTCGCCCATATTCCGTTGGTATTGCCGGCGCCGCCGCCAGTGCCGCCAGCCAGATTCAAGCCGATTTCGGCTATGGCGGTGGTGCCGCCGTTGGTGCCGCTGATGCCTGCGGAGCCTGTCGCGCCATTTTTCGGGCCGCCCAGACCTCCGCTGCCGCCGCCGCCGATGACGATGTTAAGGACTTGTCCTGGCCTGACCGGATAGTCCTGGCGCATGACATTGTTGCCGGCGCCGCCGCCGCCGCCTGCCGCCATGACGCTGGCGCTGCTCGCGCCGCTGCCGCCGCCGCCACCGCCGCCGCCGCAACCGGAGACATAGATGCGGGTCACGCCATCGGGCACGGTGAACTGGCCATTGCTGGTGAAGCGGGCGATGCGTTGGAAATAGCGGGCGTCGCTTTGCGTTTTGGTCTGCGCATCGCCTATGCCATAACCCGCCAGGGTGGTGGCTTTGCTTGCCTTGCCGGCCAGCTGATTGGTGATGGTGGCGGCGAAGTTCTGGTCATTGCCCAGCGCCGCCGCCAGCTCCTGCAAGGTGTTCAGCGCGCCCGGCGCGCCGGCCACCAGATTGTTGACTGCTGTTTGCAGATCGGTCTTGCTGGCGCCGTCGGTGATGCCGTAATCGGCCAGCGTGCTTTGCTGCCCGGTTTTCAGCAGCTTGACCCAGGGCTGCCAGTTGCCGTTTTCCAGCCTCTGCTCGTAAGTGGCGCCGCCCCACATCCAGTAGACCTGGTTGCCCCATTTGTCGCTGAGGAAGTTAGTCAGCAGCATGCCGTTGCTTTTATCCGGCGCGCCGCTGGTTTGACCGGCGTCTACATGGTAGAGGCCGTTGGGACGCACGGTTTGCAGCGATCCGCTGGCGATGTTTTTGGCGTAGCCCGACAGGCCGGCGGCGTTCAACGCCTGCTCCACACGCAGCGGCGTCATCGCCTTGACGTTGTCGGTGCCCGCTTCCGCCTCGGCCTGGCTGGCGATGGCGATGCCGTAGCCCGCCAGGGTGGAGGGCTTGGCGTTGCCTCCCCAGGCGATGTTGCGCACCGCTTGCAGCAATTGGTCGTCGCGATTGGAGTCGGGGTCCTGCTTGCTGTCTTGCAACAGTTTCAGCAATTCGCGCTGCGTGGATTGAACCGCCGATTGCACGCCGTTCAGCCACTCGGAAGTGACCACGGTGCCGAGCGCGCCGGTGTAAGGGTTGCCGTCCTGGAACTGGCCGTCCGAGCTGTTGATGGGTTTAAGCTGGTTTTGCATGTGGAGCGCCTCCCGCTGGTAAAGAGAAATCGGCCGCCGGGGCCGATGACAGATGTCGCTGATTCGGAATGACGACGATTGTGCGGGAAGCGGGCGCGGCGGCTCAGTGGACGGATGTCAGTGCGGCCAGCGCGAAAAACGGCAGCGAGGCGCTGCCGTTTCCAGGTGTCGCGAGCTAGGTTTTTAAGCAGGCTGCTTGGGCCAGTCGGCTTCCACCAGTCGCGGCCACATCGCCAGGTCCGGCAGGCGGGACAGGTCCACGCAGTAGCGCTTCCAGGCGGCCAGCTTTTGCAGCTCGTCGGCGGTGGCGATGCCGATGGATTCGGCGTCCTCCAGCGGACGGCGGGCGGCGTAGGCGTCGGCCAGGCGCTGCTTCAATTCCGCGGCAGTCTTCTGCGCCAGCGCGGCGGCCTGAGCCGTTTTGTTGATGCTCCAGCCCTTGCCGTCCCAGGTTGGGAATTCGCACGGTTGCAGCAGCGTGGCGCGCAGACTGTCCGGGGTGTCGCCCAGGCGGGCCTGGACTGGTTGCGTGGTGTCGATGCTCCACAGCTTGACCGCGCGCCAGTCCGGCGACAAGGTCCAGCCGCCGTCGCGGAACACCGCGGTCTGGCGTTCGGCGGCGGCTGGCGGCGGCAGCTCGGTGCTGTGGGCGGGCAGCAGCCAGACGCCGGGTTGCAGCGGCGACGGATCGGCCGCGGTCGGCCCCTGGTATTCGCCGGTTTGCGGGTGGTAGGCGTAGACGGTTTTGTTGTTGTCTTGCATGGCGGAATCCTCAGTATTTGATGCAGGCGAGCAGGGCGACGTTGCGGGGACGGAGCGAGCGTAGATAAGAGGAGGAAACAGATTGGCCGCTCGACGCGTTGTTGTAGTGCACGTTTACGCCGCTTACTTGGCTTGTTTCGTAGCCTAATGCAGGCAAATTATTGGATGTCCAATCGATCGCACCTACTACTTGACCAGCATCGTCATCAACTAACAGCTGTGTGGAAATTTGACTGGTACCGAAGCCGCGCCCTCCGTCCACGCCGCGCCCGTCATCCCAGCCGCGCACGAACTCGCCGCGCAGGTCCGGCAGGTTGAAGGTGGTGGAACCGTCGCCTGCGCCATAATAGGTTCCCAGCGCCGCAAACAGGGACGGATAGTCCTTGCGGCTCACGGCCGCGCCGTTGGCCTTCAGCCAGCCCAGCGGCGGAGCGGACATGGCGAAGAAGGCGACCTGGCCGGTCAGGTAGTCTTCGTGGATCAGCGTGCGCCAGGGGTTCCAGCGGCCGGTTGTTCCGTCGTCATTGCGCGTACGAAAACGCATCATGCTGCCGTTGCCGTAATCTGCGGTTAATTGGCAGCTGTAGTTGATGTTGTTGTCCACCAAGCCACCAAAGGCGATAAACGGGCCATAGATGCCGCTGGAAGTACCGTAGTTGAACCCCATTTCTCCTGCGGCGACCGACGTATCCAGCGAGGTCTTGTCATCGGCATGGATGCGGCCTCGCCGCTTCTTGATGAACTGGCCATCATTGCCGCTGTGCCAGACGCGATATTCGCCGCCGGTGGCTTCCTTCAGCATCAGCGTATCGTCGCCATAGTTCTTGTGCACCAACGCCACCGCGCTGTTGCCGGGACGGTGCAGGCCCAGTGACGGGAAGTCGGTGCCGGTGGAGCGCAGTTCCAGCGTGCCATTGGCATAGAGGCCGTTGTCGTAGGCGTTGGGCGTGGTTTTGACGATCTGCGCGGTCTGGGCGGTGGACAGCGCCAGCGTGTTGATGCCGTAGCCGGCCAGCGAGCTGGACTTGTCGGCCTTGCCGGCCAGCTTGTTGGTGATGGTGGCGGCGAAGTTGTTGTCGTTGCCCAGTGCGGCCGCCAGTTCCTGCAGCGTGTTCAGCGCGCCCGGCGCGCCGCTGACCAGGCCGTCCACCGCCGCCTTCAGCTCGGCCTTGGTGGCGCCGTCGGTGATGCCGTAGCCGGCCAGCGTGGTGGCGGCGTCCGCCAGCTTCTGCCATTGGCTCCAGTTGCCGCGGTAGCGGCAGCGGTACCAGCAGCCGGCATTGTTGAAGGACTGATATTGCTGGTAGACCATCTCGCCATCGGCAAAGACGAACAGCAGGCCGGCGTACGGCGCCGGGTAGTTGGCGCCGTTGGCGGCATAAGCGTTGGCAGGGTTGTGATAGAGGCCGTCATCGACGATATTGCTCAAATCGACCTTGTCGCCCAACTGTGGCCGCATGGTCAGTCCGTCGGCGATGCCGTAGCCCGCCAGGGTAGTCGGCTTGGCGGTGCCGCCCCAGGCCAGCTGCTTGATCGCTTGCAGCAGCTGATCCTGGCGCGCCGGATCGGCTTGCTGGCCGTTGTTGCTGCCGATCACGGACAGCACTTCCTGCTGGGTGGCCTGGAGGGCGGACTGCACCGTGTTCAGCCAGTCGGCGGAGACGATGGTGCCCAGCTCGCCGGTGGAGGGATTGCCGTCGTGGAACTTCTGGTCAGCCGTGGGAACGGGCTTGATCGGGTTTTGCATGAAGCGCTCCTGAGAAGAGGATGGGACGGAGGCGCCGATGGGAATCGGCGTCGAGAGGAAGGGAAAGGCGGGGAGAAAACGCGCGTGGGCGCGCGTTTGGGGAGGCTTTACGGCTGGTAAGCGAAGCGGATGAGAGTATGGGCGGGTTTGAGGTCGTTGAACAATTCTTCCAGTCTGGGATCGCCGAAGGCGCACAAGGGTTCGCCCGCCAGCGATTGCCCGGCGCGGAATTGGTAGGGTTGGATCTTGCTGCCGAACGCGGTGACCCGCCAGTGCCAGATGACGTCCTCAGGCCATAATCGATCGCCGACGCGGTTGACCCCGGCGCGGAACGGCTGCGGCTCTTCAATCTGGATCTTGTAACCCATGCCGGCGGCCAGGCGAATGAAGTAAGGGATGGACAGGCCGCCGGTTTCGGCCAGCTTGGCCAGCACCGCTTGCCGACGCTGCTGGTAGGTGGCGTCGGACTGCGGCGTCAGGCCGCATACGCGTTCCCAGTCCGGTAGCATCGCCTCGGCTTGCTGCGGGGTGACGGCGCCGACCAGTTGGCGGGCGGAGTTCTGCGTGCGGTCCAGCGCCGCGCCTTCGCTGGCCAGTTCGGCTTGCAGCCGCGGCCCGTTCGGGTTGTAGCTGACCGGTGGCAGCAGCCGGGTCAGCAAGTCTTGATAGGGTGGTTGCGGCGTCATTTCAGCAGCCCCACTGTCAGTTTGCCCAGCCGCAGCCATTCCACTTTGGTGGGATCAGAGATGGGATCGACGTTGCCTGCCGGCGAGTTGAGCTTGCGGTCCTGCACGCCGGGCAGGTCGGAGATCAGCGCCTCGATCCGGCTCTTGACCAGCCGTTCGCCCGGGGCGAGGCCGGAGAAGTAGGCCTGCAGCGTCTGCTGCAACAGCGGCGTGAACGCGTCCAGGCTCGCCCCGCCCAGGTTGAGCTCCACGTCGATGTCGACCGGACGCGGCGTCGGTGCCAGCACCAGGCAGCTCTTGGCGGTGACTGGACGCAGATCCTCGATATGAGCTTGTACATTGGCGAGGATTTCCTGCGACGGCAGGTCACCATTGGCGGTGATCACCACGTCCACGGTGCCCAGGCCGCGGCGCAGCGGGTAGACGTAGGCGGCGGAGACGCCTTTCACTTCCATCGCCCAGCGGCGGTAGTCGTGCTTGTTGCCGCCAGCCGGCGGGCGGCGGATCAGCTCCAGCAGCCGGTCCAGCAAAGCCGCGTCATCTTCCACGTCCACACCGTTGCGCATGCTGAGCAGCAGTGCTTTGGGTTTGACGCCGGACGGCGCTTGCATCAGCTCCACCGGCAGATTGTCCGGCTGGTTGGCGGCGGCGCCGGCCTGGCTGGCGAAGATGGGCAGCTCGGCCTGCTTGTTGTCGTCTAGCCGGACCGAATACGGGCTGCCGTTGGGATTGGTGGCCGGGGTGGCGTACAGCTGCTCGCCCACGCGCAGCTGCAGGCTGCCGGTGACGACGACGCCGGCGTCGCCGCTGATCCTCAGCGTGCCGCTGGCCGCGGTGGGCGGCTTGCGCACGATGCCGCGCAGGAGGGCGTGTTGTTCCAGGTATTCGCTGTCGGCGGTGTCGGGGAAGATCTGGCGGGCGATCCAGCTCTGGTGCTGGTACAGGCCCTCCACCGCGCTGGCGACCGAACTGGCGCGGACGAAGTAATCGCTGTCCGGCGCGATGTCGGCGTCGGCGCGCAGGTTTTGCAGGTCGCGCAGCAGCGTGTCGCGGATGCTGGCGAAATCGGGAGTGGACAGGGGCATCAGGCTATCCTCACTTGGTGTTGGAAATGGCGGATGTGGCCGCCGGTTTCGGCGACTTCGATGTTCAGGAGCAGCCGGCCGGGGCCTTGCCGCTGCGACGACACCTGGACGCGGCTGGCGCGGCCGTCCTGCAGCAGCGGCTGCAGCGCCTGTTCGGCGTACTGGCAGGCCAAGAGGTCGATGCGGTTGCTGTCCTTGCTGCGGGACAGCTCATGCAGGCGCGAGCCCAGCGTCGGGTCGGCCCACCAGCCGCCCAGCGGGGTCATCAGGCGCAGGTAGACGGCGTTGGCGAGGGTGTCGGTGGAGCCGCCGGCGTAGTCGCCGGTGATGGGGTCCAGCAATGGGTCCATGGCGTTATTTTCCGGGTTTGGCGGTTATGGGATCAGGGGACGAGGGTCAGTGGCGCGGCTTACTTGGGCGGGCTGGTGACGCCGCCGGAGTCGCCGTTGTGGATGTGGCCTTGCAGGCTGATGCCGCCGGCCTTCACGTCGCCGCTGGCGCTGACGCTGCCAGTGACCTTGGCGCCGCCGCCGCCCTGGATGGCCAGGCCGCCGTTGCCGCTGATCTGGCCCTGGGCGACGAACTGCGCGCTGGTGTTCAGCGTGGGCGTGGCGAAGCTGGCTTGTTCGCTGGCGTTGACCTGCCAGGTCTTGCAGTCGAGCTGGAAGGTGTCGCACTCCACGGCGATGATCCTGCCGCGTTTGAGCACGATCTTGCTGCCCTCGTCGCTGTACAGCGCCACCTCGCCGGGTTGCAGCGATTGCAGCCGGTAGCTGCCGTGCTCGGTGGCGATCACCACGCTGTGGCTGGTGCGGCCGCCCAGCGGCAGCACCATCGCCATGCTGCCCGGCGGCGGGTTGGAGGTGTAGCCGTAATGCTGGAACAACTCGGCGTCCTGCAGCCGCTCGCCGGCCAGCGCGTCGGCCTGCGCGGCCTGCACGCCGCCGTCGCTGTCCACATGGGTGAGCACCGCGCGGAAGCCCTGGCGCACATTGCTGAAGGTGCGGCGGATGCGTTGGTCTACTTCATGCCACATATTGGTCTCCTCATTGTTTGCCGGCGCGCATCACCGGAATCCAGCATTTGTCTTCCTTCAGCGTCAGCCGGGTGACGCTGCCCTGGCCGCGGCCGCCCTCGAAGGTGCGCGCCATCAGGAAATAGGTGCCGTTGATGCCGTGCGGCTCGCTTTCCACCTCGATGCGCTGGCCCGGCGTCCACAGCGCGCCCTGGCTGTCGCGGTGGCCGGCCACGGTGGCGGTCAGGGTGTAGCCGGCCAGGCGGGCGTCGGCCAGCATCTTGTCGGCGCGGGCGGCCAGCTCGGCCGGGCTGGCGGCGTCCGGCTCCACCTGGATGCGCGGCTTGTGGTAGCAGACGTCGGAATCGAAGACGTGGTGCCGCATCGCGTGGCGGCCGGGCGTCAGCGACTGGCCGTGGCCCTGGCCCAGCAGCGTCAGCTCGGAATAGCGCTGCGCGTGGGAGCGGGTTTCGGCCAGGCTGAGCACATTGTTGCCCTTGCCGTCGCGGCGCAGGATCAGCCGCGCGCTGGCCGGCCGGCTGTAGTCCGGGCCGCCCACCACCAGCGTGCCGTCCGGGTCGAACCAGGCGGTCAGGCCGTTGGCCTGGGCGGCGCGGGTGAGCACGTCCCAGGCGCTGTTGCCGGGATCGACGTTGATCTTCTCGATCTGGCCGCGGGCCTTGGCGTCGACGCGGATGTTGGCGATGCCCAGCGGCTTCACCACGTTGTCCAGCACGTCCTGCAGCGTCATGCCCTTGCCGGTGAACAGCGGCGCGCTGCAATCGAGCAGCATGCCGGCCAGGTCGCGGCCGGACAGCGCCAGCTGGTGGCTGCCGGAGGCGACGCTGTGGCTGATGTCGTCGATGCGGCCCATCAGCACCGTCTCGCCGCCGACCTGCACCTTGACCATCGCGCCCGGCTCCACGTCGGGCGGGAAGACGCCGCCGGGCAGGCCCAGCGACACCTGCCAGGCGTCGGCGGCGACGACCAGGTCGGAGTCGACCGAGTAGTGGGTCCAGTCGCCGTGCTGGCGGCCGCCTATCTGCAGGCTGACGGTTTGCTTAGCGGGCGTAGCCATAGACCAGGGTCCCCGGAGTCAGATGGTTGGGTTGGGACAGCTGCGGATTCAGCCGCAGCAGCTCGGCGGCGCGCTCGCTGTCGCCATACCACAGGTGGGCCAGCTGGCGCAGATTGCAGGCGGATTCCACCTTGCGCTTCAGCAGCGGCGGCTTGGCGGCGATCAGCGCGGCGGCGCCCTGCTGCACCTGCAGGCCCAGCTCGCGCAGGCCGTCCACCACCTTGTAGGCGTCCTCGGACGGCATGCCGGCGCGCCATTGGTCGATGGTGGTCTGCAGCGAGGCGCGCACGTCGCCGGCGATCTGCTCCAGCGCCGGCGGCGTCAGCGTCGGCTTTTGCGCTTCGCTGGCGAAGATGCCGGCGGCGGCGGAGGCGAGCTTGGTGGACACGTTCAGCTGCAGCAATGCGTCGATGCGGCGCTGGTCGTCGCTCCATACCGACAGCGTGGCGCTGGCGGATACCGGCGAGATGCCCTGGCGCACCGCGTCCGGCAGGCACTCCAGCCGGCGGCGCAGCGCCTTCCAGTCGGCCAGCGTGGCGGACGACATCGCGGCGGCGGTCTTCAGCGCCGGCAGCGGGCCGAGGTCCATCTGCAGATCGAAGCGCCAGTTGGCCGCCGCGTCCACCAGCTGCTTGGCCTGGGCGACGAAGGCCTGCGGATAGGCGAGCAGGTCGGTCACCTGGGCCACCGCCTGGTTGGCCATCGCGGCCAGCTGGCGGACGGTGGCGGTCAGTTGCTGGCGCAGCGCGGCGACGCGGGCCAGCGCGCCCTTGGCGGTGGCCACCAGGCCCTGGGCCTTGGCAAAGGCCTCGCCGGCCATCTGGCGCAGCTTGTCCACCTGCGACGAGATGGCGTCCACCTGCGGCAGCGTCTTCTTGGCGGCGAAGAAAGGGTTGCCCGGCGTAGCCTCCACCCAGTTGACCTCCACGGTGCAGGAGTCGGTGGCGTCGGCGTCGTGGCTGATCTGGTAATCCACCACCTGGGCCTGCGGCATGCTGCCGAACACCGGGTGGACCAGCTCGCCGGGGCCGGCGGCGTCCAGCGCGGCGACGAACTGGCGCAGCCGGTGCTGGTAGTCCTTGCCCCAGAACATCGCCGACAGCGACACCTTGCGCGCCTTGCGGCCCAGGTCCTCCACGTCGGCCCCGTCCTTGTACGGGTATTCGTGCATCGCCTGGTCGCGTTGCGCGCTGTCCACGCTCTTCAGGCAGTCGAAGCGCACGCCGCGGAAGCTGGCGTCCACCAGGGGGCCGGCGGACAGGCCGGCGAACACATTGAGGCTGAACATCAATTCCTCCTTTGTTGTTGGCTGTTGGCGGCGTTGACGGCGGCGACGATGTTGCCGTTTTGCACGTCGACGGTGATTTGGATGGGTTGGGACAATACGCTGCCAAGTTGGGTTAGAGCGGCTTGGAGTTGACTGAGCACTTGCTGCAAGGAATCTGCTCCTGAGCCTTCGCTAACCCTCTTGGAAGCTGTCCGTGCAGGTTGGCTGGCGCCTGCGTTAGCGTCTGCTGCTTTGGCTGTTATGGGTCTATCCGCCGATTTTCTTTCCAGATTTGTTGCCGGTACTTCAGGAGCAACGATAACTGTCGATTTTTTTGAGGTATCAACTACAGGCGTTGTCGGTTGTCCCACTTTTTGACTGGTTGGGGCGGGCTCTTTAGGAAGCACATTTTGAGTTTCGGAGGCTGTAGAGTTTGTAGTATCCGTTCCTATATTTACTAATGGCGTAGTGATTGACTGTCCTTCCTGTCTTGCTGTCTGTGGAGTATCAGAAACAAGATCAGAATGTATGGTGGTCTTGTTGGAAGCGTGAGTTTTACTTATATCAGATGCGGTTTGGCTTGCGCTTGGTGCGATATTCGTGTCCGGCAATATGGTTGCAGTAGTTGTAGCTGCGGTTTCTAGCTTAGATGTTTGGGAGGGAGTAGATTGTTTTGATATTGAATCATATTGCTGGCTTTCTGTAGTGGTGGCGGCATCTATTTGTTTTTTTGATGATATTTTACTGCTGGACTTGTCTTTTGATGTCTTTTTAATGTCAGTGCTTGCAGGTGTGTTGCTGCGTGAGGAGCTCTTGCCAATATTGACACGCGCGCTGGATTTGTTCGTTTGGCTTGCTGCCACTTGGGTAGATGGTTTGGCCAGGGGAAGTGTGCTGCTTTTGGTTGTCTTTCCATTTTCAGTAATGGCAGTTTCTTGACCAATGAAGGCCCCTGTTTGGCTATTATAATAACTAGCGGTACTTACAGAGCGGCCATCCTTTTCTAATGTGTTTACACCAATTAGGTGTTTGTTTTTTTTGTCTTCAGTCCAAATTTCAGTAGATTTATAATTTTTCCCCTCTTCATGGAGGAGAGTATTCATAGGCTTTCCGGTGGGGGACTTGTTTTTGGCTAAATTACTTACATTCTCTGCATTTTTCTTATTTTGTGCTTGTAGAGTCTGCTCTTGTTGTTTTCTTTCCTTGTTTTCCCGTTCTTTTTTTGCGATTGCTTTTTCTTCTACCGAATTTTTAGCATATATTTCATTTAATTCTTTTATCTTTTTTCCAGACAATATCTCACTATATCTATTTGGCAGCATTAAGTCGGAATTGTCATGAATGGCAAACCAAGTGTACTTTCCCTCAATATCCACAAGCCCATAGTTATTACCATCACTAGTTGTGATGGCCGGCTTTATGTTTGCACTATTCGGTAATGTTGCGGATGGAAAAATCTTATCTGGCGTATCACCTCCTGTTAGTTGTTCGGTGATTTTCTTCATGGTGTCACTACCGTAATATGCACCAATACCGCCGAGGACTGCTGATGTAACAGGGATTGTAAACGGAGATAAAGGTCCTCCCGAGGCGCCAAGTACAGCGCCCGCTTCTGCCCCGGCAACACCTCCGGCCATAGATCCAGCCGCGCCAGCGGATTCGGTCAATGCTTCAGCTCCGCGTACGTTGCCAGGAGTCAAATGTTGACCAATGCTGTAGCTATCATTCGCCATGCCCATGAATTTTCCAACGGCGCTTATTTTTTTTGCAGTTCGACTTAATTCACCGGTTTTTTTTTCTCCTTCTCCCATGCCGCTTAATGCCGCGCCAGTTATTTCGGATAGCCCTTCCTTGGACGGTACTCTTTTCCGTGCAGGTTCAGGATTGGTTTTTTCAGAAAACTCTACGGGAACAACCTCTCCTTTTTCCAGCTTGTATACATTTCGTACGTCGGTAGCTGTTTGTTTTTTTTCAGCCATTTTTCACTCCATAGAGTTTTCAAAGCGTACTACGGCCACATGTTGTAATGTGGCCGTAGCCTTTAAGTTACTCAGTCACCTTACGCAGCGACATCAGCTTGATATCGCGGCGCGCTTCATTTTCCACGCCGTATTTCTCGCCGACTTCCAGCGTGAAGCAGTCCAGGTAGCTGGTGCGCTTGCCGCCCGGAGCCAGCGGGAATTCGGTCAGCTTGGCGCCTTCGATCGCTTCCCAGTCCAGGTCGCCGGTCAGCGGGATGGACACGGTGACGGACAGGTCGTACTCGGTGATGCCGCGGGCGAAGCCCTTGGCGCGGCCGGTGGCGTTCATCGTCTTCACCACCTTGCGGCCAGTCTTGCTGCTTACGTTGAGGTCGATGACGTCGATTTCCTGGCCGTTCACTTCCAGGACGATGGAGCCTGCGTATTCTTTCAAAGCCATGAGACTTTCCTTTTCGATTCGGGATGGGGCGGCCGGGCGGCGGCCCGGCCGTGGAGGTTGCGGATGGAGGAGAGAGCGAGGCGGGCTGGGGCTGCGGGATCAGCCACCTCGCCGCGCCGGCTTACAGCAGCAGGTCGATGCGGCCGGCGAACACGTGCAGGCCGTTGACCACGTCCACCGGGATCTTGGCGTCCAGGCGGTTGACGTCCTGCAGGTCGCGCTCGACGATCAGGCCGGCCTTGTTGGCCTCGACTTGCTCGATGATTTCCAGCTCTTCCAGCTTGTACAGCACGTCCAGCAGCTCGGAGCGGACCTTGGACGGGGTGCGGTCGGACAGCTTCTCGCGCGGGAAGCGCAGCGCGATGCGCTCGCGGCAAGCCTTGCGGACGTAATCCAGGGTGCGGATGGTGGTGATGTCCAGCAGCGACACGTCGTCCACGCCTTGCGCGTCCTTGGTGTAGGTGCTGATGGCACGCACGATCTGCACGCGGTCGCCGGCGCCCACTTCCAGCGGAGTCACGCCGTTGTACAGCGCGTTTTCCTGCTCGGTGCGGCTGGTGCGGGAAGCCAGGTCCACCACGTCCAGACCTTTCAGCTCCAGGGTGTTCAGCGGACGGGCCGGGTCTTCCTCGCTGGCGATCACGGCGGCGTAGGCGGCGGCGATGTCGGCCGGCAGCTTGGTGGAGCCGCGGTACCAGGCGGCGGTGATGCGGCCGCTGTCCAGCTTGGCGGACAAGGCGGAGGCGTCGGCCAGCGCGCCGGTGGTGGCGATCACGCCGATGGCGCCGCGCTGTTCCAGCGGGCCGGACACGAAGTCCAGGTGGTTGCGCAGCGCGGTCAGCGCGGCGTCGCCGGTGAAGGGGCTGGCGATGATCTGGTGGCCGCCGCTTACCACGGCGCCCAGAACCGGGACCAGGTCCGGCTCGCCGGCGCCGCCTTTCATGGCGGCGACCACGACGCCGAGGCCGGCGATCTGTTCCTGCGCCTTCAGCGCGATGCCGTTGCCGATGCTGCCCTTGTGGCGGGCGGCGAGGGTCAGCACTTCCTTGGCTGCGGTCGCGGTCACCGGCAGGTCGCTCAGCTTGGCGATGGCGGCCTGGGCATTGGCGGCGATCTTGGCGGCGTCGTCGCCGGCGGATACGGCCACGTCGACGCGCGCCGCGCCGATGAACAGGCTCAGCACGCCGGCGGCGGCGGCCGGACCGCTGAAGGTGAAGGAGCCGGAGGCGGCGGTGCCGGCGGCGGCATCGTCGACACCGATCACGGTCAGCTGCAGATAGGGATTGGCATTGATGGCGGCGCGGGCCATCAGGTGGGCGTTGGAGCCGCGGCCGAAGGCCTGGGCGGCCTGCTCGTCGCTGAACACGTCCAGCGCCGTCAGCGCCGGCTGGGCGGCGGTGTCGGCCAGGCGTTGGCCGATCACCAGCACGCGCTGCGGATTGCCCGGCAGCGTACGCACCGCCAGTTTGGTGTTGAACTCGAAGTATTTGCCCGGCTTGCGGATGGAGGCCGGAATCTGGTCGAAGCTGATGTTGGCGCTAGCCATAAGGAAAGGCTCCTGGTGTGGCGGTTGGGGAAGGTGCCGCGCCGGTTGGCGCGGCGAGGGGAAAGCGGGTTATTTCTGGCTGGGGGCGGGATTGGCGACCACGTCCTGCGCCTTGACGCCGGCGGAGCCGGCCAGGCTGTAGTTGAGCTGGGTGCTTTGCCAGGTCTTGGCCGGGTCTTCCAGCCGGCCGCCGAAGGCGCGGAACAGCGCGTCCGGGTCGGCGTCGGTTTGCGGCGACGGCCAGTGGCCGTTGTCCAGCGCCTCGTCCAGCCAGTAAGTGCTGAAATCGCAGGCCACCAGGCTCCAGGGCTGGCCGTCGCGCGGGGCCTGGCCCAGCGGGCGGACTTTTTCCGGCAGCAGCGGATTCACCGGCAGGCCGAAATCCTGCGAGGCCAGCAGGCGGCGCGCGGCGTACACCAGTTGCCAGACGCCGGCGCCGGCGTAGTTGGCGTCGGCCTGCAGCCGGTCGCCGACGATGACGGTGAACAGCGCGTTGGCCTTGTAACGCAGGCGCTGGCTGGTCTGCGGCTGGCTGGAGGTGATGCCGCCGGCGACGGTCCACAGCGCCGGCAGCCTGGCCAGCGCCTGCGGGTTGATGGTGGGGCTGGACTGGCCGGGGGTGAGCCGGCTGGCGTAATCGCCGTGGGCCAGCTGCAGGCCGCACAGGGCGGTTTCGTCCAGGTCCGCCGCCACTTCGCGCACCATCCGGCCCATGCCTTGGCGCAGGCGGTCGGCGATGGCGGTTTGCACGGAAATCAGCATGGACATGGTCATTCCTTGGAACGATGGAGAGGATGGGGAGATTGTGACGCCGGGCGGCGCTGGAGCTTAGCTGAGGGGTGTCAGTGCACCAGGCGCTTGAGCAGTTCGCCGGCCAGGGTGACCAGCAGCGCGGACAGGGCGCCGGACACCGCGCCGCTCTTGGCTGCCTGGATCTCGACGTCGCGCAGGCGGCCGTCCAGCTCTTCCAGTTTTTTGTCCTGTTTGGCGAGGTGGGCGACGATCATGTCAAGCTTGCCTTCTATGCGGCCCAAGGCCAGCAGGTTGTCGTGTTCCACGTGAAACCCTCACTTTTCCGCCAGTTGCTGGCACAGCACGCAGCGGGTGCAGCTGGGGATGGCCGCGCGGCGGGCGTCGGGAATCGCATCGCCGCAGTCCTCGCAGTGGCTGAGTCCGTTTTGGCGCCATTGCTCGAAGTGGCGGGCAAGCGCCTGCTCGCGGAATTCGGTTTCCAGCTCGCTGGCCCGGTCGAAAAAGTCGGTCATGGTGTGGGTTCCTGTTGAGAGTAGAGTTGTTTCAGGGCGACAAGGCGTTGCTCCAGTTGCTGGCACCAGGCGCCGTAGTCGGCGGCGTGGGCGAGGAGATCGGGCGCCGGGGGTTTGGGCGGCAGCTCCAGCAGATAGGGGCTGGGCGCCGGGCAGCTCGTCGGGGTAGCCGAGGAGCTGGCGGTAGAGGCGCAGGCTGTCAGGGCCAAGGCCAGTAAAGCGGGGACCATCGTTGCGGGTGACATCGTCTATCCTTTGCGCGTTTCGCCGCTGCTGCGCTTGCAGCGCCTGCTGTTGCTCCAGCAGCCGGCTTTCCAGTTGATCGATGCGTTGGCGCCATTGCCGCTGCAGCTCCATGGCCGCGGCCTGGCGCTGTTGCTGCGCGCGGCTGTCGGCGGATTGCATCTCGGCGACGGTCGCCTGCAGCCTGGTTTGCCAGTACTGGCGGCTCTGGCCGCTGCCCAGCACGTAGCCGCCGGCGGCGGCGAGCAGCGGCAGCAGCAGGCCGGCGCCCAGGCGCAGCAGTACCGGGGGAATCATGGCCGGCTCCGGTCGCGATAGGCGGCGATCAGCCGCAGCGTGGCGGAATAGCCTCCGACCACCCCCAGGTAGATCAGCCAGATCTCGGCGCTCAGTGCGCCGCGCCAGCCGTTGACCAGGAACATGATGGTGGCCGCGGCGCAGGCGATATTGGCCCACAGCCGGCTGTGGCTGAGTCGGCGGCTGCGCGGGTGGCGGATCAGGTCGGCGAGTCGCATGCTCATTTCTCCAGTGACAGTTGGAAATGGGGAATCTCGTGCAGCGGCGCTTCCAGCGTGCCGTGCCAGTACAGTCCCAGCGATTGGGCGACGCGCCCCATCACCTGCCAGTGAGGGTGGTCGATGTCGCAGATGGGCTTGCCGGCCAACAACGGCACCACGTCGAAGGCGCGGGCGGCGGGGTTGCCGTGCAGCGTCGCGTTGTGCGCGGATTCGCCGGGGCGGGCGTAGGTGACGATGGCGCCGGGCAGATCGCGGCCCCGGCGGTACAGCTGCGCCTGTTCTTCGGACGAACGCCAGGTGCAGATCAGCAGCGGGTCCACGCCCTGGTCGCGGCACAGGCGCAGAAAGGTTTCCGCCAGCGGTTGCAGTTGAGGATGCAGATCGGAAATGGCTCGGCTTGCCATGGGGTCTCCTTTGCCTGATGGAATGCGTGGCGCGGTCTGGGAGGCGAGTCGGGGCCCACGGCGGCGACGGGCTTGCCGGATCAGTGAATTTCCTGATCGGCTGGCGGGGTTTTCAGCACGCGCCAGACCATGCGGTCGCTGAGCCGGTAGCGCATCGCCAGCACGCCGACCGCTTCGTTGGCGCCCAGGCCTTCCACCAGCATCGCGTCGAAGTCGCGGATCATCTGCTGGTTGCGCGCCTGGCGCAGCGCGGTGCTGCAGCGCGGGATGTAGAGGATGTCGCCGCCGAAGTGATGGGTCAGCCGCTCGGCCGCCTCCTGGCCGATCACCTCTACCAGCGCGGCGAAACGCAGCTGGCCGGCGCGGCTCTGGTTTTTGGAGAAGGGCAGGGTGGTGCCGCCCAGCGCCTGCACCAATTGCAAAGTTCGCGGCATGCCAATCAGCTGAGCGACCAGTTGCATGGTGGAGGGCAGAGCGGGATATTGCGCGGCTGTAGTCATCACGTGAGCTCCTGAAAGTCCCAAAGGGCCTTGGCAGACAAATAGTTCTAAATGAGTTATAGTTTGAGTGAGGTCAAACGAAGGGCGACAGGTTCTTTACGTAAGCAGTTTTTAGAACTGTTGTGGTAGTTATATGTTTATATTTTAGCACTTTTATAAGTAGCATTGCTAATTAGTAGAACTACTTATGAAGTATGGTTGCTATTGTATGCGCTGTTTTTGAACTGAACAAGCAACGAGATGTCACTACTCATGTCAGTTACATTCGACAAAATGACAATGTAGTGGTACTATGGGGCGCTGCTCCAGCCGTGCATGACTTCCGATGGAGTTCCAAATGGAAAATTCGCAGCAACACACCGATTTCCGGCAGCGTCTGGAACTATTGATCGGCAGCGAGAAGCCCTACGCCTGGGCGGCGCGCAACGGCCTCAACAAGGGTTCGTTCACCAATATGTGGTACAAGGGCGGCGTGCCGCGGATCGGCACCGCGCAGAAGATCGCGGCCAACAGCGGATGCCGGGTCGAGTGGCTGCTGTACGGCGAGGGGCCGATGCAGGACGAGTGCGCGCAGGCGCACGATGCCCCGATGCCGGCCGGATTGCCCGCTTTGTCACCGCTGGCAGACGCCGACGAGCACGAGGTGCCGGCCGGAGTGCAAGAGGAGTTCTGTTTTATCCCGCGTTATAACCTGAAGGCGTCAGCCGGCTTTGGAACCAGCGCGGCCGGCGAGCAGCCGATGTTCTACATGGCCTTCCGCCGCTACTGGGTGAAGAACTATCTGAACGCCTCGCCGCGCAACCTGGTGGTCATCAGCGTCAAGGGCGACAGCATGAGCGGCGTGCTGGAGGACAGGGACACCATCCTGGTCAACACCGCCGAGCGCCATCCCGGCGAAGGCTTGTTCGTGATCCGCATCGGCGACGATATCTTCGTCAAGCAGCTGCAGCGGCTGCCTGGCGGCGCGGTGCAGGTGAAAAGCGCCAACCCGCTGTACGAGACCTTCACCGTCGATCTGTCGCGCGCATCCGGCGAGTTCGAGGTCATCGGGCGCGTGGTGTGGTTCGGCCGGCAGATCGCCTGAGCGCGCGGCCGGCAGCGGGTCGTCGCCATCGTCTGTCCGGCGCTGCCGGCAAGGGGCGGTAGGCCTTCGCGCGCTTGGCCGCTTGATCATCGGTGTACACTAGAACCTGACTAAGCAACGGGATTCATCATGCAAGACCATATCCGCGCCAGTCTGGACGAGGCCAGGAGCGCGCTCGACAACCTTCTGGCCAATCCGCAGGCCCTGGCCTCCGTGGAGGCGGCTGCGCAGGCCGTCATCGCGGCGCTCGAGGCCGGCGGCCGCGTGTTCTCCTGCGGCAACGGTGGCTCGATGTGCGACGCGATGCACTTCGCCGAGGAACTGACCGGCCGCTACCGCGGCAACCGCCGCGGCATGGCGGCGATCGCCATCAGCGATCCCAGCCACATCAGCTGCGTCGGCAACGATTACGGCTATGACGAGATTTTCGCCCGCTATCTGGAAAGCCATGCCCGCGCCGGCGACGTGCTGATCGGCCTGAGCACCAGCGGCAACAGCCGCAACGTGGTGCGCGCCGCCGAAGTGGCGCGCGAGCTGGGCGTCAAGGTGGTGATCCTGACCGGCCGCGCCGGCACCCAGCTTGAGCCGCTGGCCGATGTCTACGTCAACACGCCGGGCGGCCATTACGCCGACCGCGTGCAGGAGCTGCACATCAAGGTGCTGCACATCCTGATCGAGCTGACCGAGCGGCATTTCTTCCCGGAAAACTACTGA